TTCGGTCGGTGTCTGGCGCCCAGCCACGGCTTCCAGAGCCGCCTCCAAGAGTTCCGGCAACTTCTTGCCCCTCCTCTGCGATCTCCTTAGGATTCCTTGTGCCGCTTTGGGCGACAGGGAATAGCGGGTTGGGACATCTGTCGGCGGTTGCAGGATCGAAACAAGCTGTGATGAACATGCGTCGCCGTCGTTGGGGAACTCCGAACCATTGTGCGTCCAACATGCACCACTCGATGACCAGCGCCCCTGCTTCGGCCAGCGTGTCAAGGACTCTTGCCATTGCATCGCCTTGGTCGGCGTTGAGAAGTCCTGCGACGTTCTCTGCCACAGCGAAGGTTGGATACTGTCCATTGGTTGCTTCCCTCATTTCTTTGATGATGCGTATGGCTTGGAAGAACAGGTTGGATCGTTCGCCGTCTAGGCCGGCGCGTCGCCCTGCGATTGACAGGTCTTGGCATGGGAACCCGTAGGTGATTACGTCGACAGGTGGTAGGTCTGCGCCGTTGACTTCGGATACGTCACCCCAGCGGGGCACGTCAGGCCAGTTGTGTGCCAATGTTTGTTGGCAGCTGGCGTCCCATTCGACTTGGAACTTGCAGTCGAAGCCTGCCTGTTCAAAGCCGAGGTCGAATCCTCCGACGCCTGCGAACAGGGAACCGAATGTGGGGTTCATGCGGCTCCTTTGAGTTTGCGGCGTTGGCGTTGTGATAGGCCGCCGAAGATTCCTGGTGTGAGTTCTTGCCGGTCAAGTTCGGCCCCGTACTGGGCGCATTGCGGGCGCACATCGCAGGCACGGCAGATGGCGGTGGCTCGTTTGTATCCGTCGGTGTCGCCTCGTTCGGGAAAGAACAGGTTGGTGTCCATTCCTCGGCAGGCGGCTTGCTTGATCCAGTCAGTCACAGTAATCACCGGACATGTACCACGGTCGCCACTTGCAACCGTATGCGTCAGCCCTGTCAGCGATGTGTTTCGCCATCACCATGTTGCTGTACGGGTCAAGAATCGTTGTGCGATTCATCCCCATTTCCTCCCATGTTTCTTCCCACGTTTTCGCGTTGATCTGCATGACACCGAAATCTTTGGTGTGGGACACGGCGTCCCAAGTGCAACGGGACTCACGGTAGGCGATCTCCATAACGGTGTCCAAATCGGCAGGCTCGAAGCCGGCAGCGATGGCGGCTGGGATGAGTGCTCGGCATCGGGTGTCGGTGTCTGTGGATTCGCACATGGGTACGCCAAATAGCACTGGCAGTAATGCCAACAGTTTCATTGTTCCTCCTAGTAGCCGGCGGCTTTGAGCAGTGCGACCATCATGCCGAGCGGCATGACTGCGTACTGTTCAGCGGGGTTGCCTCGGCCTTTGCGTTTGGCGACGAGTATCCCGTAGTCGGCTTTGGCGTTGGCTGTTTCGATCATGGTTTCGTCGAGCCAGCCTGCCAAGTTCATGGTCTTGTGGTTTTTGCATTCCCAGACGAGGCCAGGTGTGCCGGTGATGTCGCCTTTGTCGTTGACGCCAGCGAGGGCACGGCGTTCTGCGTATGGGAATCCGTTGTCGGTGAGGAAGTCAGCGACGAGCGTCTCGAAGCTGGTTCCCTTTTGCTTGTTGCGGCTCATCTCGGGCCTCCATCGGTACTCGTTTGTGGCGGGTGCCGCACTTGTGCATCGGTGGCCCGATGATCGGGCGATGGGTGGTGAGTGTTTGTCCGCAGTCGCGGCACCACCATTCTACCTTTTGTGACGGTTTCATGTCAGAACGGGTCTTCGGGTAGTTCCTTTGGGCTGGTCGGTGACGGCAGATCGGTCATGCCTGACGCCCAACGGAGGCTGAGTGCCACGTCGTCGGCGATGATCTGCCACTTCTTCTTCGTTTCACCCTCGCGGGTGGTGTACTCGGACTCTTCGTTGCGGCCGATCACGATGACGCGCTGCCCTTTGCTGAGTACAGCGCCGACGTTCTCTGCCATCTCGCCGAACACGGTGACGTTGTGCCAGCTTGTCCGCTTGTTGTCGTCCCGACCGTAGTTGTCTGCGACCGAGAACTTGAGCACGGCGGCACCTGAGTTGGCGTACCGGAGTTCGGGGTCGCGTCCGACGTTGCCGATTACTGTGATGGTGTTCACTTGCTTGTCATCTCCTTGAAGGTGGCACGGAGTTTGTCCATGTCGTTGACGGTTACTTTCGTGTAGTCGACACCGGCTCGTTTGGCAACGGTGACGGGGTCAATCTTCTTGTCCATGCAGGCCGCTGTGAACTTGCCGTGGAGTTCGGGGGAGATCAGGGTGTCTCCGAGGTTTGCGTCGCTCTGAGGGGCTTCTGGAGGCCTCTCAGGGGATTGTGGAGCCTTCTTTGCTGCCGCCTTCTTGACTGGCTTGGCGGGCTGGTCGCCCCACTCTTCCTTCGACCACAGTGACAGGGCGATACCGAACCGCATCGCACCGTTGCGTATCGCATCGGATACCAACTCTTTGCCGACATCAACCTTGCGGTCCTCAACCGAACCGACACAGTACCGGCGATGCCCGAGCACAGTCATCCAGAACCCTGCTTGGATCATCGTCCCGATCTTCTCTCGGGCCGGCAGACCCGCCTCGTCAAACGCGACAGGTTCCAACGACCACAACGGGTCGATCTCCAACAGAATTTTGGTGACCTCGGCGTGGCCGACGTAGTCCAGTTGGGTGCCACCTCTCGGCAGTTTCCCAACCAGCGACGGGTCAGGGACCGCATGGTCCTTGACGATCTGCGCCAACTTGTCGTTGGTACTCACTTGCTTCCTCCTTTGATGTTCATTACGCGATACGTTGAACTGATCTGATATTGGTGATGAAGGTCGGGTTGCTCCTGAGCGAATCGCTTGGCGTCGAACGAGGTCCGAGATCGCTGCTTCCAAGTGACAACCTCCCTACCGTCAATGGTTCCTGACTCACGACCGTCAAGCACAATACCGAGCTGTGCCTTGAGTTCGTCCTCGCGGTCTGTAAGTTCTCTCTTCTCCGCCTGGACCTCACGCAACGAGTCAATCAGTTGGGCGTGGTCATCCAACTTGGCGGCACCGTCGTTCTCGGGGGCGTGCGCGGACACTTCGGCGTAGGTGGCCTGCCAATCCTCGGGGATGACACCGATTGACACCTGTTTGCAGAACTCTCCAACAGCGGCAATATGCAATTCTTTGTCATCTTCGCCAACGTGTTGCTCGTGGATGTGCAGGTCAAGGGTGCTGTCAAAGATCGCCCAATGAATCACGTCAACCCCAGCGCACACCGCCTGATGGACGCCTTGAAACCACCAGTACGGAGGCATGTTGGCTGGCGACCATTCCTTGTTGTACGTCTTGATTTCGACAACGATCTCAGGGTAAGCGGCAGGGCCGATGGCGTTGATTGCGTCCAACGTGGCAACCATTGAAGCAAACCCGCCTTGGTACTGGTACATCAGTTCGGGTGATACCAAGTCGATACCGAGGTCGTCGGATGCCCAGTCGATGATCACTGGTTCCAGCCGGTTGCCTCGGTCCATCGCACGGGTGGTCTCGGTGACCTCCGGTTCGGCGGCAATCTTCTCCATTGCCAGCCCGTACTTGGACTTGAACCTGTGCATCCCGTGGACTGCTGCTGCTTCGGATGCGGACACGACTGGCAGGCCGACCTCGTCACGGTGACGGATACGGAGCCATTCAAGGCTGCCGTGGGGTGGTTTGGGGACGGTTGTTCTACTCACTTGTACCTCCTAGTTGAGTGAACGCGACTTTACGTCGGGGGTGTGACAGTCGTCAAGTCAAACCTTCGGAATGCCAGTTGAGGGGGAGGTGGGAAACCAAGCTGAACATTCGGACCACGTTCTCAAACGGGATGTGCGTCACATCCGACACCATCTCTGGGTTTTCCGCAGTGTTGACCACGGTGCCAACCAACGTCAGGAACCCTTCTTTCTTCTTGGGCCACACCCAACCAACCGAGATCGGAAGTATCTCCTCCGGTTCATAATCCTCAGTGGTGATCCACGTTCCAGGTGCGCTGTGCGTGTCCCGCCACTGAACAACCACCATCGGCCAAGTGTCGTCGTCCTCGTCAAAAACCTCACCCATCGGTCGGATGCCCATGCCCGCCACAAGACGGACAGCGTCGACCTTCACGGGCGGTCCAGACTTCCCCACAGTTATCGCACTCGTACAGTTCTTTCACGGTTCTCCTGTGGCGCGTTGGTTTGGAACGCGGCGTCAAGCTCTTCTTTGGTGATCACCCCGTCGTCGGCGTAGGCGCGGGCCAGTTTCTCCACAACATGCGCGGTCGCAGAGATACCGGCCAGCACCGCCGCCTTCCACACGGGGATACCTCCGACAATCGCAGAGCCACCGATGACAGCCATCGCTGAATAGGCGAACACGGCGAGGATGCGGAGGGCTACGGACTTCATGCTTCGTACAGTTTACCTCGCCACATGCACTGGTTCTGGTGGATCGGTATCTGCTCATACCAGAACTGGCCGTCGCCTTCTTCGTAGGTGATTACTGCGAACCCTTGTTGCCAGTCTTCCACGACTGAAAGCGGGCGTCCGTCCAAGTCGATGCCGCCCCGTGTTGAAGGAACTGCTCCGTCCGTTCTTGCGAGCGTGCCAGGGGATGCGGCCATGACGGTTTTGGCTCCGTCCCAGTCTTGTCTCGTTTTCTCCGCCCACTCACGACGGTGGATGTGGCCGTAGACCACGGAGACTTTGGAGTCTGAGAGGTAGGCGTGGGCTGTCGAGCCGTTAGATCGGACTTTGGTTCCGTGGATGACTTGGAGTTTCTGGTTGATCCAATAAACGGATGCCGGGTAGCCAGCCAAATACTCAACCCGACTATCGTCGAACCGACAGAGACTAGGCAAGCTAAGGACAGGCCAACCAGTCGGATCATTGCCTTTCTTGATGCCGAACGCAGCCTTTGCGTTATCGAGTACATAGTTCACCAGCCTTTCCTCATGGTTCCCAGCGAGCCAAATGATGTCGGCGTTCGGAGCGCAGGCTCGTAACTCGGCGGCGAACGTGGTGCAACGGTCAATCGAAGCCTGCGTCGTCAGGGCGAACGCAGGAGACAGGCGGTATTTGCCCAGTTCTGGAGCATCGAAGTTGTCCCCAACGCACACCACCAGATCAGGGTTCACCTCGCGCATCACGGACAGGCACAACTCGATTGCCTTCTCGTCATGGGTCGGAACAAGCTCACCCTCAGTGCTTCTGTAATACCCGATCTGGGCGTCAGGCACAATGACAGCAGTCCGGTACCCTTCGGGCCGTACAACGCCTTTCAGGGGTCTTACAGAGCATTTGACGGGCGGACCCTGATTGACCGGATTCCACTCCGGTCCGTCCTCCCAAGCCGGCGAGAACGACAGCCCCGCCATATCGACCACCTGAGGGTCGTTGTTTTCATCCTTCATGAACCCTTGCCACAGGTTCACCC